ACTTCTGACGACATGTAAGACGTTGTCGCCGATGTGAAGCTATTTGCGGTTGACGTGTTGTTTGGCGCGTCGGGTTCGGATTGAGTTGATACTAGGTCACTTGGTATACTGATCATGTCATCGCTGTGAAGTTGGGGCGACGATTGTGTTGACGTCGGTTCCAATACGTTGAGTAGTCCTTGCATATTTGTTTTGCAGGCTTCGAGCAGGTTTAGGACTATTGTCCTCGGCGGTTCAGTAGTCGCTGGTTCTTCCAGCAGTGGCCTTGGTGTTAAAAATACGACGTCGATTCGTTTGGGCAGTTTAGCGCTGTACCAATCATAACCGGCATGTATCAAACGAAGAGGCGGCATTCCTTTGCCGTCCTTGCATTCGTTGTCCGTGCGTATTTGTTTCACGCTACGGAGTATAAGTACGGGTTGTCCCGTATAGAGCGACGCGGCATCCGCGTAGGCTTGGTCGTTTTTGGCCTTGCGATAGGCATCGTCGACTTCTTTTTCCTTGGTGCGGTCGACAGCTATTGCCATGTTTTCCAACGCCAACTTGAAGCCTCGAATCCCTGTTCGGGCTTCACCTGGTTGGTGTCTTGTTAATGCACTAAGCGAGAAGTCCCCCATTATGTCCTTTATCAACCTGGTTTCGGTCGCAGACCTGCCAGAAAGAGCGTTGTGTTGCTCGGTTCGATTTTTAGGATTCATACCAATTGGCACGTTAATGACAGCCGGTATAGCGTAGTTCAACAATTTCGCTGAAACAGTACGTATAGGTTTTTCGATATTTGCCATTGTCGCCTCCAATTCAATGAGGGCTGAATGGCGTGCGCGATATAAACGGGCCAAGGCTTTACGCGTGGCCTTCGTCGCGAAAAATGGCAATTCGGCGAAATGTATGTCAAATTGTTCACAGGTCATACCATATTTGTGGTGACACCATTCTTCTGTTCGTGCGTCACGTTCGTAAGTGCATTTGAGGACGTCGGGGTTGCCCTGGATTTTCCAAGGTTCGTCCGGCACTCCCGGATTTTTGCACCATCTCGTGTATGTACGGAAATAATGTAGTTGCCTGTGATAGAGCCATTTGAATGGGACTAGCGAGTTGAGATCTCCAAAACACCTTGAAGCGGCGTCCGAATGTTTTAATTTCGCTTTGTCAATGGCCCATCCGGTCCTGCCCATGAATCGACCAGGTAGGACGGCCAGCACATACGTCGCAACACCGTTTCTGGTGATGGGGACAAATTGTCGTGAACAAAAGGTTACCTCGTTGAGAGATCTTCCTGGTTCAAACGTGCATTCGAAGTTGAATGCAGCCATTTTGTCGACAAATGTTTGTGCATTGAAGCGAGCGGCACCTTCTGCATTGCAGAAAATGATACAATCATCTCCATTGACCATTACGTAATAGTTTTGCTTTCCTACGAGCGCATCCAAAATTACTCTTTGACACGCAATGTGTAGTAATGTGTTGCCCACCGACGTGTTCGGGCTTCCCGATCCTTGCCCTCCATTAATCTGATATTGATTGCCATACATGTCAATGCCATGCTGGTTTATCGTTTTACGGAATAGGTCGATCATCGAACACCCTAGGTATGCGTAAAGCATGTACAGTGCGTCGAAACTATTGGAATCGAACGAACTGTCGAATGCTTTCATGTCGTTGGCGAATGTGTATGTAAACCCCCTACGTTGTAGGTCGGCCACGACGTCCCCTATTTGATCGGCATTCATGCCGCTGGGGTAGATCGTACGACTTTGTACGCCACCTATTTGGTAAG